GACCCACGCTTTAAGTTCTGTAGGTTAAGACCAGAACCCTTACTTGCTGACCATCGACCGGTGTGTGCGCCATAATAGTTAAGTGGAACTGGGAGGTTTCCTCGACCAGCGATGTCAAGGAATCTCTGCGCCCGTGTACGCTCCAGCGTTGACTTAACGGCGAGTCTCGCTTCGCATAAGAGCTCCACATCTTCATTGCCGCTGTTGAGTAGTGCTTGGAAAAGAGCGTCATTCTTTGCGAGAGCAAGCGTTTCGCGGCCTGTTGTTTTGCTGATCTTGGTTGGCGGCTTGACACCCATTGACTGTAAGACATCAGCAAACTGCTGGTTACTTGCAAGGGCTGTCTCCTCGATACCAAGTTTGCTAAGTAGCGCATGGCGCTTTGTTCTTTCCTCTTCGATTGCCTCACTTAGTATCTCCTTGTCAAGCACCAGCACAGGGTTAATAAACATCTTCAGCGTCATGTCGATGAGCCGTAGCTCTTTGGCAGGGTAACCATTTATCAGCCGCTTAAAGACTTCCTCGCACAGGAACGTATCGTGCTTACAGTAGTCAGCTAATTCTTTCTCTACCTCTGGCGGTAACTCGATCAGACCGTCTGTGCTGTGAACTGCGTTACCTTTGGGCGGTAGCCCAAACTCATTAGCCAGTTGTGCTAAGCCGTTGCCCGCATCTACACCACGCAGGGCACGAGCCATGGACAGCGAGTCAAACACGAAGCACGGCTTGACACCGTACACCCATGACAGTATCGCCACATCGAACTGGGCATTGTGCGCAAGCACCGCAGTCTCTGACCAGTCAATACTATCGACGTACGCCTGTAACCTATCGTGCGTTACCCACTCGGTGTTATCAACGCCGTAGTCTTTGAAGCACGCACCGAACGCTTTGAACTCGTTGTTGCGAATGTACTGCTCAGTTGTCAGCTTCGATAGTGTGTACCCCTTGCGATCCCACCTAGTCTCAAAGTCGACGACCAGTATGCGCTTGTATGGCGGCTTTGACATATTCAAGATTCTCCTCGTTAACAATTATTGCTACCCCGCCAGCTTTGCGAATCTTTTCAAGCTCACGATCTTGTAGGGCTGTTGTCTTATTGCTACCTGCTTTACATTCAATCGCAAAGAAACAGCCGTTGTAACACCCAATGATGTCAGGCACACCAGCACGACCAAAGCCCCCCATCAGGGGGAAGAAGTGATAGGCGCCTAACTCATCGAGTATGCCTTTAACTTTCTTTTTTACTTTTGCTTCAGGCGTCACAGTAATGCCTCACCTAGACCAGACAAAGTTTTCAGCCTGTTTGGTTTCCTCTTCGTTTTCTGGTTGAAGTCCGAGTGCGCATGTAGCCCGAATAGTTTCGAGGCTTGTTTCCAAATGTGCGATTCGTCTTTTGTGTTTGGCAATTTCTTGCCTGAGATTTTTAATTTGTTCACGCGCTTCTCCTAGTTGTAAGTCAAGTTCTTGTTCGTCAACGAGTGCCATCAACAACTCCTTCCGCCCACACAAGTATGGCGCTTGATGCTCTTACTGTTAGCTTGCTCAGTTCAGTTACTTCGTAGAGTTCACTTTGACTTACTCTTGCGTTTGCGCATATCTCTTGTAGCCTTGCGCTTGCTCTTTTTAGATCGACTACTGCTTGGCCCGGATCCTTCAGTTGCGATTCTTTCATTTAACACCTCCAATAGTTTTTCAAGATAGTGTTTACCCTTACCAATTTCTTGGGGGGCTTCGTCTTTCGTACCCATACGCATGATGTACTTTAACCCACCGGCTCGATACGCACCGATGCGCTGTTGCTTAGGCCACGTATCAATAACGTCCCACGGCTCAATACCCATGCGTTTGTAGTGCTTACCACCGACTTGCTTATCACGTGCGCTCATTTCGCCTCCGCAGGTTGCTTGTTAGCCCAAACTTCTAAGCACGTTTGCTCCAACTGGAACGATACAGGGTTAGTTTTTAGTGCGTCTTTGACCCCACGTTTGTAGATGCTTATGAGTTCATCAGCACGTGTCGCTTCGCTGTCATAGATGACCAAAGGTTCACTCATTAGCTTCTCGTAAGATAGCACCGTCAACATGCCCATCGTAAAGCCTAGTAGCCAATTAACAATTTGTTTTTCGTTCATACGTTCTCCTTTTACCTATATTGTTTTGTTAAACGCCAAACAGGTTGAGAACGGGCATGACTCCTACTATCTTTACTTGGAAGAAAATCGCCGGTTCTAATAATCATTTTTTTCTTGCTCATGTCAAGAGCGACCGCGCCCCAAGCGTTTGGAGATGGCGGCGCACGTAACCCGCAAGTAACCGCATATTTTCTTACATCTTCAAACAAAGCACCGTTTACTCCTACGGTCTTAAAGTATTTAACAGCCAAGGTAATTGCTACCTCATGCCAATTTGCACCAGCATTTTCAAGAGCCTTTTTGGTGCCTTCATCTCGCAAAGTAATTCCAAGTTCAAGTTCTTTATGCTTCATTTCGCACCTCCTAAATTAAATGGGTTGCTACAAAACTTACCCCAATCAACGTGTGGGTTCATCTTCGGCTTCGCATACTTCTGCGTCTTGAGTAGTTCTTCCAACGGCATGTTAATTAAAAACTTCGACGGCATCCCAGGCTTGGGGTAGTTCAGCTTAGCCGCTCGGTTTTTCTTAACAAGTCGAGACATACGTTGAATGGCACTCTTACGATTGACCTGTAGGAAAGCCGCAACTTGGTCGATAGTCACTTCCTCTTTCATGTGATCTGCACTCCTTCCTCTGGAATGACAACATCTTCGGCAGGCATCTCGACAGTCCATATCAAATAGGCGCATGACCTGCATTGTCTGCGCCGCTTGATCCATCGAGGTTGCTCGTCAATGACTCTCGTTTCAAGAACTTCAGTCTTGTGATTGCATCTTAGGCATTTCATAAGTGTCTCCTTCCCAAGCGGTTAAGTACTCAAGACCCTTGTCGGTAATTTCAATCCAAGTCTTGCGTTGGTCACGATCTTCAGGGTGCTTGTGCTCACGCACAAACCCTTTGGCTTTTAGTACAGATAACTTCTTGTACGTAGTAGCTGGTGCAGAAATCTTATCTTTGTGGCACTCACGAACAAGAGACTCCGTGGGCGTAGGCCCACGGAAATCGCTCAGAACATCGAGCACACAATCAGCACCCATCTCCATGCCAAAGTCTTGGTGAAGCTGGTGTACGTAGATTGGCCTCATAAACACTCCTTAGAAATTAAACTTGTCAGCGATCTCAGCAACCTGAGTACGAATCTCGACACGAGCGCTGGGGTGCTTGCGAAGATCAACAATGTCCACGGTACTGAGAACCGAACGCAGTTGCCTACGTGCTTCTTCAATGTCTGGGTCGTTGGTGATATTCAAGCTCTCAAGCAAGTCGCACAACTCCATGCCACCGTCGATGAGCGAGTCGTACAGTTTACCTTTCTTCGCTTTGCCATCAGCGTCAACCTCAACGTGAAGCTGTTTCATCATGCGGTCAAGGTGCGCCTTGAGTCGATCACGTGCGTCTTGCATTGCCGCCTCGACACGAGCGTCAGCCATCTTAGCTAGCTTCTCCTGAAGCTCAGCTTGCGCTTCGTTACCCACATCAATCCTGAAGTCACCAGCCTTAGGCACAGGCATATAGTTAAGGTGAAAGGCAAACTTACGAGCGATGGTGTGTGGCTCGGGGTACTCGCTACGGTTGAACATATCACCCAAGGCCATAGCTTGCGCTGTAATCAGCGATGGGTAAACCGCAACGAACTCATTGACGAGTTCAACAAACTCCTGCTCAAACGCCATCATGCGCTCGTTAAACTCGGTGAAGCGCTTAGTTGGTAGCAAGCGAACGCCAGAGTCAGACCAAGGCAACGTGTTCTCGTACACATAGGTACGTGCGGCGTTAACCTTCTTGTTGATAACCTCTAACTCGTTACGCCCTGCAAGCAGGTGCTTGTTAACACGAGCCGCATCTTTAGCCGCCGCACCCTTACGCATAACAACTTCGTCAGATGTGTTGCGGTCAAGACGGCGAGCCGTCCACTGTGGTGCGCTGAACTCAACGAGCATAGCGCACGTGTCGATATTAAATCGTGCCATGATGATTCTCCTTTCTTATTATTAATACAAACGCAAAACTTCTACGTTTTTAGTCTTGGGGTTCATAGAGGTAGTGACAGAACCAGCGCCCCAAAGTGCGTAACCGGCGTTACACACCGCCGACTGCAACGAATACAGATTGATCTTAGTGCCGTCAGGGTGAGCGCTTGATATTTCAAGTAGCTCATTGACCTTCAGGTCTTTCATTTGAGGTCTAACGTACTCACGCAAGTACCCACGAGGCTTGTCTGCATAGGTAGCCTTTTTCTTTTTAGCAGGCTCCACAGCTTTGATTGAAGTCACCAAGCCATGCTTATAGCTCGTGGTACCGTCTTGACTTTCTACGATGTAGCTGAAACCAAGGTTGCGAAGAATAAGCAACGAGCCTTCTACTGTGCGCAGGTTGAGCGGCACACGAGCACGTGACCTCTTGCTTGGTAACTTACCCCTGTTCAATTTCTTTGGCTCGGCCTTTGGCGTTACCTCTGCCTCGGTGTGATCGGGGAATAAGGGAAGCTGATGGTCGTCTGCATTGGTTGCTTTCAAGTCAGCAAGAACGGCGGCGAGTCGGTCTGTGTATGCTTTCATGGTGAATCTCCTTTTTGATTAAGAATAAATACGCAAGGTTTTGCCATGCGCAGGTTTGAAGTGGTCGTTGTTAACAACGCCCCACAGTTCGTTGCCACACGCAGGTGTGGGGCAAGCGTCGAGATAACCGTCAGTCAACCAGATAGCACCTGCCGGTTTGTATTGTTTAGATTGAACGTAGTCGATGACACATTGAGGCGAAGTGCCACCACCACCCTGAGGTGCGAGTTGCGTAGCGATCTGAGCGTACTCACCTTCTTTGAACGTCTGCTCACCGCACACCTCTGAGTCCCACCAAACGATGCGAACAAGTTTGGGGTTGGCTTGCTGACAGATGTTGGCGATCTCACCGAACACTACTGGATAGTCACCATGCATGGAGCCAGAGGTGTCGCAGTAAATATGCAACTCGTCAACAGCAACGTCGAAGTGTGACGGCATGAGTATGCCAAGTGGTAACAACCTACGGTTGGGCGGGTTGAAGCGAGAGTGCTCATCGCCAGCGCAGATTTCCTGAACCCAGCTACGCAACGCCTCACGCCAGTTTGTGTTGCGCTTGTGCGCAAGACCAGACAGCGGATTGTTGGCAGACGTTCTACCAGCGTTACGAGCGATACGCTTCTGCACCATCTCGCCGTGGATCAACGCTTCACGCACTTGCTTAGACACCGCCTCTTTGTCGGTGCCTTCTGAGGCTTGCATGTGTTTGTCAAGCGTCTTGGGTAGTCCGTTGCCAGACGCCTCGTCATCACCACCACCGCTACCTTCTTTCTTGCCATTACCACCAGGGGGAGGCGGCGGCATAGTGCGGAGTAAGTCTTGCAGTACGTCAACGAACGAGCGGTTGTAATACTTGGGGTCGAGCAATGGCTCGGGGTCATCGGGGTACTCAATGAACTTGTGCTCGGGGTCAGTCTGTTCAATGAACGCATTGACAACATAGTCCATCGCCACGTTGGAAAGGTCAGGGTACTTCTTGCAAATGTCCATGTAGTCGGTGCAATGACCCAAGGCTTTGTGACCGCCCTCGTGTAGCTTGACGAAGCGTAACTGCTTACGAGTGAGTGACATTACAAAGTCAGCACCGTAGTACTCGTCAAGGCCATTGGTACCTGCTGTTGGTAGATCAGTCACAACGTGAGTCTGACCCATTGTGACGATGCCGCACATGACGCTGAAGTCGATGTGATCCATTATGTCGATGGTGACAGCGGCGATGCGCTGGCGTGGGGTCATCAAGTCCCACGTTGATTGAGCTTGTGTTTTAGCCATGATTGACTCTCCTTTGTTTTGTTAATCAAACTTTGAAATAGATGCGATTGTCGGCAAGCATCTTTGCGTACTCTGCGATGGTAAGAAAGTACTGAGCGGTGGAAGTCTCTGACACCCGTCGAACAAAGAGACTCTGAAGCTCAGGCTCCAAGCGGTTGACGTAAGTGACGTAGGCTTGCGCCTCATCACGGTCACGTGTCTGCCCGATCATCTTGAGTACAAGAACCTGCTGAGCAATCTTGTTGCGTGGTAAGTCAGCGGTGTTGGGGTTGGCCTTGATGGAACTAAGGCTTGGCAACTGCTGACCGAACTTGATGTAAGACAGAATCTTGGCGGCGTAAACTTCACCCACCGTGCCAGCCAGTGCTGACTCAAGCGTCTTGTCATCGAACGCACCAAGCTCGTACGCATCGAGAATGTCAGACGCCGCATGCAACGAACGAAGCGAAGCGTAAGCAGTCTGAGGTGTCAGCGCATGAGGGTTGAAGATCGACGGGTTGTCTTTCTCCAAGTTGACGCCGTGAAACTTGCCGCCTTCCTCGTAGTCCAAGAACGAGTCGAACACCTCGGGGTGCTCATCGAGACACGCCATCAGCATAGCGTTCATGCCGTTGGGTATGGCGAAGTCGTTGAAGTACTCCTCTTTGGTAGCCTTGCGCATCTTGACTTTGATAAGTCGGTTGCCAAGGTGAGCTTGCAACATATCGCCCAGACCCTCGTTCGCTAGGTTGGTCGCCATGATGACGATTGAACCATCGGGCGCATAGAACACGCCAGCCCTGCGCTCGTAGCCGATAGGTGCGATCATGTTCTTAACGTACTGAGGAATCTTGGCAATCTCGTCGAACATAATCAGCGTAGGCTTGGCGCCGTTGACGCCACGCTGGTTGGTACGACTGATGCCAAGGCGCTCGTTGGGTAGCTCGGTAGACACGCCACGCTCACGGTCAATGTCAGGCATGAACAGCGAACCGTCAGACAACTGAGTGCAGTCGATAGGTGCTGGCTTGATGAAGTCAGCAAAGTCGGGGTCAGCACACAGCGCCTTGTGAATCGAGGTCTTGCCGATACCGTTCTCGCCCATCACAAGTACCGTGCGCTTGTGGCCCACGCCTTTGATGAGGCTGACGATTTGCTTGAACGAAAGAAAGTCGGATTGATTGGTTGATTGATTAGCCATGATGATTCTCCTTTTGGGTATGTTGTAAAAAGATATTACTACGGTGAAACACAGCCGTCAAACCTTTGACAGCCGCTTCTTGATGTCCTCAAACCTTGTGAGCAACTTCTTATAGACATCAAAAAACTCGGTTAAATCAGTTAGTTGCGTGAACTTGTACTTACGGGGCATCTCAGATGCCAGCGGAAAC